GTAGCGGACAAAGCCGGTCCCCATTTCGCCCACGCCGGTGCCCCAACTGGTCGTCTTTTCATTATGGCCGATCATGAACGGCGGGACGCCGAAAATGCGGGCGATCTCCTCGATCTGGCGAAGGCCCAGCTGGTCCAGGTGACCGACAGCGAGCATGTCGCCGGGCTGGAACGGGTCGGCAAATGGTTGATGGTCGCGCTCATGCTCGACAAGCGGCTGACGGAAATCGAGGACCGGTTCGGGATGAACCCGGCGGCGCGCCAACGACTGTTCCTCCAAATGGCGCAGGCGGTTTCGTCACCACAATTGCCGTTGAGTTCGGGCGCGCCCGACAAGACGCCAGCGGTGGCGCCGGTGGCAGAACAGGCAATGGAGCCGATCGGGCTCCTGAACTAACGCACAATGGCCAGTGCAGCGGTGGCAGCCGCCGCAGTCCAATGGTCGGACTGCGGGCGGTACTGGTATGACGAAAACACGGCCGAAAAGGCAGTCGCGTTTTTCCCGCGCTGCCTGCGGTTCAGCAAGGGTGAATGGGCGGGCCGTCCGTTCCATCTGGAAAGCTGGCAGGCCGACGACATCATCCGCCCGTTGTTCGGGTGGAAGCGCCTGGACGGGACGCGGCGTTACCGCCGCGCGATCATCTGGGTGCCGCGCAAGAATGGCAAGACCGAGCTGGCCGCCGGGGTCGCGCTGCTGGCGTTGATGGGCGACAATGAGGCGGGGGCCGAGGTATATTCGTTCGCAACGAACGAGGACCAGGCCAAGCTGGTTTTTGATATCGCGACGGCGATGGTCGGTTCATCGCCGGTGTTGAGTTCGCGGCTTGAGCCTTACAAATCGGCGATTTTCTGCCCTGCGAACATGGGGTCGATCAAGGCGCTGACGGGCAAGGCGATCGGCAAGCACGGGTTAAACCCGTCCGCGCTGATCGGCGACGAAGTCCATGAGTGGTCGGATTCCCGGCTGTATACGTTTTTGCACCAGGGCACGGCGGCCCGCCGGCAACCGATTGAATTCCTGATTTCGACGGCGGGCACGCGGGATGGCTATGGCTTTGAGCTATGGCAAGAATGTGAGCGCATACTGTCGGGCGATTATCAGGACGACGAAACGCTGGTTGTGGTCCACGCGGCCGCGCCCGAGGATGACTGGACCGACCCGGCGACCTGGGCGAAGGCGAACCCGAACCTCGGGATATCGCCGAAAATTGAATATATGCAGGCCGAATGCCTGAAGGCGCAGGAGAGCCCGCGCCGGGAAAATGATTTCAAGCGCTACCACCTGAATATCTGGACCGAGCAGGCGGTACGCTGGTTGCCGATCGATGCCTGGGACAAGGGGTCAAACGGCACGGACTGGCGGACGATGGCCGACCGGTTGGTCGGGCGGCGGTGCTTTGGCGGGCTGGACCTGTCGAGCACCCGCGATCTGACAGCTTACACGCTGGTATTCCCGCCGACCGGCGATGAAGCGGATTGGCAGGTGCTGGTACGAGCATTTGTTCCGGAAAACACGATCGACCAGCGCGTGCGGACCGACAAGGTGCCGTACGACCGATGGGCGCGCGAGGGCGCACTGGTGGCGACGCCGGGCAACGTCGTTGATTATGAATTCGTCAAGGCGTCGATCCTGAAGGATGCAGGGCTGTACGATATCGAGAAGATCGGCATCGACCGGTTTCTGGCCACACAGATTTCGATCCAGCTGCGCGACGAAGGGGTCAACGCCGAGCTGATGGGGCAGGGTTATGTGTCCCTGACGGCGCCATCGAAGGAACTGGAACGCCTGGTCCTTGATGGAAAATGGAATACCGGCGGCCATCCGGTGGCGCGGTGGTGTGCTGGCAACGTCGCGATCGCGACCGACCCGGCCGGGAATATCAAGCCTGCCAAAGACAAGTCGACCGAGCGGATCGATGTCGTCGCGGCGATGGTCAACGCGCTGGGCGTGGCCCTGCAAGGAGAAGAAAACGTGCCGGCACCTGGGATCATCATCCTGTGACACTGCTGGGCGACCTGCGCTCGTGGCTGGTCGGCGATTGGCGGGATGGCCCGCAAGCGGCGGTCACCGACCTGCCGATCAGCATGGTCACGCGCGGGTCGGACCTGTTCGGGGCGTTTGGTGGCAACAGCGGTGCCCTGCCGGCGATGACCGAGCGAACGGCATTGATGGTCCCGACGATCTATGCCTGCGCGAACCTGATCGCCGGGGCGATTTCGGCACTGCCGATGCACCTGTACGACCGAAAGGTCGATGGGGAACGCACGCGGGTTCATAGCGATGCGCTGTGGTGGACGTTGAACGAGGAATTCTGCCCGCGCTGGGTGGCGTCGGCGGGTTGGGAATTCCTGGTCCTGTCACGGCTGTTTCACGGCGACGCGTTTGCCGAAATCCAGCGGCGTGGCAGCGTGGTCACCGGGCTGGTGCCGATTCATCCGGGGCGGGTGACAGTGGCGCCATGGTCGGACGGAACGCGGCTTGCCTATGCGATCCAGCCCGATGTGTGGGCGACCGATCGCACGGTCCGTGTGTTTGACCAGGACGACATGCTGCACATCCCGGGGCTGGGATTTGATGGCTGCCGATCGCTGTCGATCCTGCAATATGCGCTGCGCATGCCGGGCGGGATCGCCACGGCGACGCAGAATTTCCAAGGCCAGTTTTTCAAGAATATGGCCCGGCCGGATTATGTCATTACCATGCCCGGCGCACCAACCGCCGAAGGTGTCGCCCAGATGCGCGAACAGATCGACGCCAAGCATGGCTATGCCGCCGGGCAGGGCGGGCGGCCCATGCTGCTATCAGGCGGGGTCGATATCAAGACGGTGTCGCTGTCGAACAAGGACGCCGAGCTGGCGGCGATGAGTGGTCTGCAGATCGAGGAGATCGCCCGCATTTTCGGCGTCCCGCCGTTCATGATCGGCCATAATGAAAAGACGACCAGTTGGGGCACCGGCGTGGGCGAAATGGGGACCGGCTTTGTCCGCTACGCGCTGCGGTCGCACCTGAACGCCTTTCAGAACGAGATCAACCGCAAGTTTTTCCGGACGCCGGCCAAGGTCGCCGAGTTCGACACGTTCGAGCTGGAGTCTGCGGACATGAGGCAGCTGCTCGAGTCTTTCCGCGTGGCCATCGGGAGGGCCGGCGAGCCGGGTTTCATGACGGTCGACGAGGTCCGCGCGAAACTGAATTTGAACCGCATGCCGGGAGGCGACACGCTGAACCCCGGCTTCACCACCTCGACAGGAGCCGGAAATGTCGCGTAAGCCGCTGTTTAATTTGCTGGCCCAGAATGCCCGCAAGGGCGCAATCCGCGCAGACGCCAGCGACAACACCATCTGGCTGTATGACGTGGTTGTCGGGTCAGATGACGAGGCGGAGTGGTGGGGCGGTGTCAGCCCAGAGGCGTTTGCCAAGACGCTGCGCACGATGTCGGGGCCGGTCACGTTGCGGATCAATTCGCCCGGCGGCGACGTGTTCGCCGGTATCGCGATTGCGCAGGCGATCCGCGAATATGCCGATGGCGTCACGGTCAAGATCGACGGACTAGCCGCATCGATCGCCAGCGTGATTGCCATCGCCGGCCGTGAAGTCACCGCCGCGCCGGGATCGTTCGTGATGATCCACAAGGCGTGGACGATGATGATCGGGAATAGCGACGACCTGACGCGAGAGGCGGCGCTGCTGGAAAAGGTCGACGGGTCGCTGGCGGGGCAATATCTGGCCAAGGCAGGCGATGGCACCGACTGGGTGGCGGCGATGAAGGCGGAAACCTGGTACACCGCCGAGGAAGCTGTCGCGGCGGGCCTGATCGACAGCATCATCGGCGTGGCCCCCGCGCAGGTGGCGCAGGCATGCTGGGACTTGTCAGCGTTTTCGAACCCGCCGGCACAGCACGGGCCGGTTGTGATTCCAGAGGCGGAACCGACACCGGCTGCAGAAACGGTGACCGAACCATCTGCCGAAACCATGAACAACGAGATTGCCGCCCGTCAGCGCGCCCTTGCGCTGGCGCTGAGGCTTCAAGCTGCCTGAGCGCGCTGCGCGAAGTCAGAAAACCCGGGGGCTGCGGAAACGTGGCCCCTTTTCACATGAGAAAAGGAAAATGACATGTTGAGCATTCAAGCTCTTCGTGAGCAGCGCGATGCAGAAGCCGTCAAGCTTCAGGCGCTGGTCGGGAAAAAGGACTGGGACGCGGCGGTTGATCAGCCGGTCTATGATGCGGGCATCGCCGCGATCGACGATTTCGATGCCAAGATTTCGCGGATCCGCAAGGTCAACGACCTTGCCGCTTCGACGGCGCTGCAGAATGCGGTGCAGGACGCCACGCAGCGCAGCGCGCATGATCATGGCGCAACCCCTGCGCTCAAACTGTTCGATACCTGGCTGCGCGGCGGTGACCGCGCCATCGAGGCGTCTGAGTGGCCGACGCTGCGCAACACCATGTCGACAACGACTGGCAGCGAAGGCGGCTTTACCGTCGCGACCGAAGTTGCCGACAAGGTGCTGGAAGCGCTGAAGGAATATGGCGGCATGCGCGCCGTCGCGACAGTCATCCGGACGGCACAGGGCAATGGGATGCAGTTTCCGGCGTCCGATGGCACGTCGGAAACGGGCGAACTGGTTGCCCAGAATGCGGCAGCGACGGCCGCTGACATCGTGTTTTCGACCATCGCGCTGGATGTTTACAAATATTCGTCGAAGGTCGTCGCGGTGCCGATCGAACTGTTGCAGGACAGCTCGATCGATATCGAAGCCTTTGTCGTCAGCCGCCTGGCAACGCGCCTGGGCCGCATCACGAATACACACTTCACGACCGGCACCGGCACCAGTCAGCCGCGCGGGATCGTGACGGCGGCCGCTTCGGGCAAGGTGGGCACAACGGGTCAGACGCTGGCGGTAGTCTATGATGACCTGATCGACCTGCAGCATGCGGTCGATCCGGCCTATCGGGCGCTGGGCAATGCCGGGTTTATGATGCATGACAGTTCGTTGAAAGTGGTGCGCAAGGTCAAGGACGCGAACAACCGGCCGATCTTCGTGCCCGGTTATGAATTGAGCGTACCGGGTGGTTCGCCCGATACGCTGCTGGGCAGCCCGATCACGATCAACCAGGACATGCCGGTCATGGCCGCGAACGCGAAGTCGATCATCTTTGGCGATTTCAGCTATTACACGATCCGCGACGCCATGATGATCGAGGTCCAGCGCTATACCGACAGCGCGTATGCCAAGCTGGGTCAGGTCGGTTTTCTGGCCTGGCTCCGTTCGGGTGGCAACCTGACTGATGTCGGCGGCGCCGTGAAATATTACCAGAATTCGGCGACGTAAGAGCGCTGCCCGCGCGCGGGCGCTGCTCGCGCGCGGGTATTGATCTTTTCCAGGCACAAGGAGGCCGATCATGGCTGAAACTATTCCAGAACAGGGCGCCCCGGCCCCGGTTACAGGCGCGGGCGCAGCGAAGGCGCGAGCCGTCACGGTTCGCGTGCTGGCCGATTATGGCGAGCACAGGGCCGATGCTGTTATCGACCTGCCCGAAGCTGCGGCGGCGGCAGCGGTTGCTGCGGGCTGGGCCGATGCGTCCCCGGCGGCTGTCAAATATGCCCGCAAGGTCGTGACGGCCGAAACGGCCGCGTGATCTGTACCGGGTCGCACGGGGCAGGGTCATGCGCTTTTTCACGATCCTGCCCCGATAATTAAAGAACGGACATTCGATGAGTTTCACCATCAATCCGGCGACGCCGATCGATGGCGAGGCCGTGTTGCCACTGGTCGACGCCAAGGCGCATCTGCGCGTGCTGGACGACGACGAAGATGCGCTGATCGAGGCGCTGCGCACGGCGGCGATCGACTGGATCGAGCGGCATTGCGGCGTCGCGCTGGGCCGGCGGTCGTTCGTGCTGTCACACAGCGACGGGGGTTTTTGGGGCGCAGCGCCGCTGCGCCTGCCGATCGGCCCGGTGATTTCGGTCGAGGGGGTCGGTTATCTCGACAGCGCGGGCACGGTCCAGGCGCTGGTCGCGGTCACCGACTGGCGACTGGCCAGCAATGCGCTGGTGCCGGTCGCGGGCGGGATATGGCCTGCCACATTATGCGGGCCCGGCGCGATCACGGTCAGCTTCACGGCGGGTTATGCCGATGCGCTGGCCGAAGCGCCGGCGCTGGTCGCCGCGGTCAAGATGCTGCTGGGCCATTTGTACAAGTTCCGCGAAGCCGTGATTTCAGGGGTGTCGATCAGCGAAGTTCCGTTCGGGGTCACGGCGCTGTGCGCGGCCTACCGGGGGCAGGTGCTGTGATGCTGGCGGCGGGTGACCTGAACCGCCGGGTGACGATCGAGCGCTATCTGGATGTCGCGAACGAAGCCGGTGGTTTCACGCGCCACTGGTCAAAACTGCGCGACGCCTGGGTCAAGGCGACGCCGGTTGGTGGAAAGGAAGCGATTGTCGCAGGGACGCTGCAGGCGCGCCAGCCCTGGCGGATCGAAATGCGGCGTGGTTCGATCCGAACCGAGGACCGGGTCAGGATGGGCGCCGCGCTGTTGCAAATCCTGTCGATTGCCGATCCCGATGGGCGGGGTGAAGCCTTGCTGCTCTTTTGTGAAACGGGGTTCGACTGATGGCGAAATCACGGGTTGAAGGCGCGTCGGCACTGATGCGCACGATCAGGCTGTTGCCCGAAACCGCGCGCGAGGAGCTGGGCGATGCCCTGTTCCTGATCGGCCAGCGCCTGCTCGGTCGGGCGAAGGCCGGAACGCCGGTCAAGACTGGCAGGTTGCGCAATGCGCTGTCGTCCAAGGTGGCGCGCAAGTCGTTGAACCTGCGGTTGGGGCTGGTGACGAAATCGGCGCAGCGCAAATTCTTTTACGGTTATATCCTTGACAGTGGGCGAAGGGCGCGGACGGCCAAGGTGACGCGGCGAACGGCCGGCGGGGTGTCAAGCTATGCGATGCGGGTGCGGGGCATCTCGCGGGCGCGTTATGACATAGTGTTCGACCGCAGGCGCGATTTGCAGACCAACGAGATTCCCGAACTGCGAAATGTGCTGGACCGGGTACTGGGCCGGGCGGCACGCGGTGAGTGATTTGCAACAGGCGCTCGAAAAGGCGCTGTTCGACCGGCTGACGGCAGCGGTCACGCTGGCCACGGTATTCCAGCATGTGCCCGAAAATCATGCGCCGCCAGTGGTGATTATCGCGGACATGAATGTCGATGATCAGGGGTCGAAGGACGCGCCGCTGGACCGGTTCGAATTCGAAATCGTGGCGGTGGTGCATGGCCCGGCGCGCGCGCCACTGAACGCGTTGCAGGCCGAAATCCGCGCGGCGCTGGACCGGTGGCAGCCGGCACCGGCGGGCGCGGTCACGTTTGGCGCGGTTTCGTTCCTGACGGGCAGCGGCAACCTGCTGCCCGAAGAAATAATCTATTACGGCACGCAACGGTTTGCGTGTTTTGTTCAAGGCTGATGGAGGCACAAAATGGCGACGAAGCTTGGCAATGACTACCGGTTGTGGATCGAGGGGCTGACGCTCGGCACTTATGCGATGATCAAGGGCCAGCAGTCGCTGAGCTATGATCGCAAGGCCAACACGATCGACATTTCTACGAAGGACAATTCGCCCTATGCCGCGACAGCAGCGGGGTTGTTCGATGTGTCGATTTCGCTCGATGGCATTGCCGACCTGCCTGACGCGACCGGATTCACATTGCTGGAAACCGCGTTCAAGGCACAGACGGGCAAGAAATTCCAGATCCGCAAGGCGGGTGCGGCGGGTGTCTCGCCCGGCGACGTCGTGTTCGAGGGCACCTGCAATATTTTGGGCCTGCCGATTGAATACGGCCAGAACGACGCAGTGAAATACAAGCTGTCGCTTGGCCTGGCCGTCGCGCCGACAACCGATGCGCTGTCCTGATGACGGGCGAGGCAAACGCCGTGCGCGGCGAAGTGGCATTGACGCTGGACGGCGAGGAATTTGTCCTGCGGCCGACCTATGACGCGATCGTCGCTTTTGAAGATGCGACGGGGCGGGGGCTGGTCACACTCGCCCAGTCGGCGAGCGATGGGTCAATGCGATTGCCGGAGGCAGCGGCAATCGTGACCGCCTGTGTTCGCGCCTGGGGGCAGGTGACCGGTAACACGGGGGCCCGGGGCGTCAATGCCAAGCGCATCGGCGAACTGATCCTTGAAACGAAGGGCGGGTTGATGGTCGTGCTGATCCGCCTGGCGGCGATGCTGCTGCATGCGGCCAGTGGTGGGTACACCGCGTCGGGGGAAGTGAAGGCGGCGTCGGATATGAAGGCGACCCCCGCCGCCGCCTGATGGGCATTGCGATTGTGCGGATGAACTGGCGGCCGGAGGATTTCTGGCGCGCCACGCCGCATGAATTCTGGTCGGCGATCGAAGTTTTCGAAGAACAGCAAAGGAATAGCCGTGGCGGATGATGTCAAGCAATTGCTGATCCGCGTGAGCGCTACGACGGAGTTGTTGCGTTCGAACCTGGCCAAGGCAGAAAGCGCGATTGCCAGTTTCGAAAGCGATACCAATCGCAAGCTGGCAAAGGTCGACGGTCATTTTTCCAAGCTGGGCAAGGGCGTCAACGGGATCAAGAGCGTCCTGTCCAGTTTCAGTTCGGGTGCTTTTTCCGCCTTTGTCGGGGTTATCGCGGGTGGCGCCCTGGTGTCGGCCGCCAAAAATGCGCTCGATTATGCCGACGCGATCGGCGATGTCGCCGCCCAGCTGGGTGTCACGTCGACATTTCTGCAGGAATTTCGCGACGCGGCGATCCAGTCGGACGCATCGATCGAGGATGCCGATGCCGGTTTGGCCAAGTTCACGAAAACGATCGGCGACGCGGCGCGCGGGAACAGCGCCGCGCAGAAAACCTTCAAAAGCATCGGCGTCGACATCATCGCCCTGACCAAGGCGGGCGCGTCGACGGGGGAAATCTATCGCAAGGTTTCCGATGGCATCGCCCAGTTGGCGACGCCATTCGAGCGAGTTTCCGCGGTGCAGGCACTTTTCGGGCGCGGTGCGGCCGCGTTGGTGCCATTGCTGGCTGCCGGCGGTGATGGTTTTGAAAAACTGGCCAAAAATGCCCGCGAAGCCGGGCGCGTAATTTCGGAAGATGGTGTTAACAAGGCTGGAAAAACATCCAAAGAAATCGACCTTCTGAATGCGTCACTGCGGGCGAACATAGCGACTGTGGTCGCCGAAAATGCCGAGTCGATCGAGGCGTTGGTCAAGGGGTTGATCAGTCTGGTCGGCTGGGCCGGGCAGGGTGTGATTGCGTGGCAGAAATTTCAGCTTGTTCTTGAGCGGAAGGGCGCACAGGCGCAGGCTGACAGCTGGTTTATCAGCGCAAAAGACAAGCTGGCAGCATTGCAGAGGGTTTCCGACCTTTCGCAGGAAATTGTTGATCTGGGGACTCCGCGCGCGGCGACCGGCACAAATAGTTCGGCTGCCGCCTACAAGGCACAAGCTGCCGCCGGGGCTAAGCCGCCAGCTGCATCGAATTATTTCAGGCCGTCACGGGGTCCAGCCAAGGCCGGCTATGCGTTCCCCGGGCTGATGGCGCTACCGCTTGATATCCAGAGCATCATCGACACCGCGAGCGGCGCCAGCGGCGATGCCCCCCCTCCCCGCGCACTGGCAGAGATTACCGAGGAGGCGCGCAGGCTGGGTGTCGAGCTGGACGATATTCTGCCGAGCCTGCGCGAGTTCATCGCCGGGCAGGGGGAAACCGCCTATTCGGATGTTTACGACAAGGCCGGCATCGATGCGACCGGAGATTTTGACGCGATTATCGCCAATATTGACCGGATCAGAGACGCGGAATTCGCCGAAATCGAGTCGGCAGCCGCCAAACGCGAGGATTCGGTGCGGACCGTGTCCGGATTGTACACCGACCTGTTTTCGCGCGGGACGTCGGCGGTCTGGGACAATTTCAAAAGCATCGGGTTGAACGCGGTTGCCGAGGTGATGGCGAAACTGACAATCGGCGCGCTGAGCGGCCAGAATATGGGGTCGATCGGCTCGCTGTTTTCGTCAGCGCTGGGGGCACAGGGGTTCGGCGGATTTTTTGCCGCTGGCGGATCGCCGCCGGTCGGGAAAGCCAGCATCGTTGGCGAGCGCGGTCCGGAATTGTTCATCCCGAAAGTCCCCGGCACGATCATCGCGAACCATCAATTGGGCGGCGCGCAGCAGGTGGTCGTCGAGGTGCAGGCGAATGATTATTTTGATGCGCGCGTCGTTTCGATTTCAGGGCCGATGGCGACGCGTGGCGCGCTGGCCGGCGCAGAAATCGCGGGTCAGCGCGCGCAGGCTGCTGGTCGCAGGAGGCTCGGTTGAGCGTCACGCTGCCGACCAGCCCCGGCATCCGTTCGGCGCGTATCAGGCTGCTCGATTTTGGCGGCCCGTTGACGCCCGGGCTGGGCGGGCCGGTGCAGCGGATCGAGCGGCTCGGTACACGATCGGCGGTCGATTACATGCTGCCACCGATGCTGACCGAGCCGGCGGGGCGGACATGGCTTGCCATTCTGGCGCGCGCGAAACGGGAGGGTGCCGTCTATCCGGTGCCGCAACCCGGACTGTTGATCGGCGCGCCGGGGTCGCCGGTCGTCAATGGGGCGGTAGCGGGCGGAACCAGCCTGCCGCTGCGCAGCGCCAGCGCGCTTTATGCGTTTCGGGCCGGGCAGGCGATTTCGATTTTCCATGGTGGCCGGCGTTATTTGTATTTCGTTGAAACCGCCGTCGCGGCCAATGCGTCCGGTGTTGCTGTCCTGACGCTCGACCGGTTGCTGCGCACGGCGTTGACGGATGGTGACGCGATCAGTGTTGCAGCGCCGCTGATCGAGGGGGCGCTTGATTATGGTGACGCCATCGACCTGCTGCTCGAACCCTATTCGCAGATCAATTTCACCATCATGGAAAACGCATGACGACCCCGGCGATGATTTCTGCGCTGGACGCCCCGGCCCCGTTGTTGTTCGGGGCCGTGCAGATCGACCTGCCCGCGCATATAATCCGCGTGCTGGACGGGGCGGCGTCGCTGACGTTCAATGGTGGCACATTCACCGGCATGGACAGCCTGTTCGGGGTGCTCGATTCCATTTCGGCGCTGTCAGATGGCTTTGGTGACGAGGCGCCGGCCCTGCAATTTTCGTTTTTGCCCAACAGTGGCGCTGCGGTCGCGGATCTGACCAGTCCGACCGCGCAGGGGTCGCGCGTGCGGGTCTGGATCGGCGCGGTCACGATGGCCACGGGGGCAGTTGTGGCGGACCCGATCCTGCTGTTCGACGGATTGCTTGACCAGACGTCATTGACGGTCGGGCCGGGCAAACGCGAGCTGGACATTGATTGTGTTTCGGCATTCGAGCGATTTTTCGAAGTGCAGGAAGGGGTTCGACTGGCGCCGACATTCCATAAAAGCGTCTGGCCGGGTGAACTTGGCCTCGACAACATAACAGGTGTTACGAACACAATTTACTGGGGGGTGCAGCCGCCGGTCGGGTCGGTCACCGGTTTTTACGGCGGCAATATCAGCGCGACCGGCATGTACAGCGGGCGCTGGGAATTCGAGGTCTGAAATGCTTCACCCGCTGGAACGCCGCCGCATCGCGACCGAGGCCACGGTCGCGAAATATTTCGGCAAGCCATTCGCGTGGGGGACGCATGACTGCGCGCGCATGGCCGCGTGGCACCTTCGTCAGTTCGGGGTCGCGCTGGGAACGGACAAGGCGGGAACATGGCGATCGGCGGTCGGGGCCAGGCGGGCTTTGACCCGACTGGGCGCCGCCAGTCTGGCAGAGCTGGCCGACGCCAATTTCGAGCGCATTCCGCCAGCAGCGGCACTGATCGGCGATATCATGATCGTGCCGGCAGAAGACGCGTTCGGGGCACTGTGGGTCAGCACCGGCAACGGGACGGCACTGGGATGGCATGAGGATGCGCCCGGCGCCGCGATTATTCGCGCGTCATTCATTGATACATTGGCCTGGAGGGTTTTTTAATGTCCAAGGCGTTGAAAATCGCCGGCATGATTGTGGCGATTGTGGCGATCACGGTCGTCACAGCGGGGATTGGCACAGCGCCGGCCATCGCGGCTTCAGGGGCCGGGCTGGGGGCGGTGGCGGGCGTCGCGGCGACCGGAGCGGGGCTGTTCGGGCTTTCTGCGGCAGCACTGACGGCGATCGGGACCGGGTTGACACTGGCGGGGAATCTGACGGCAAAGAAGCCATCGCCCAGCGGAGGCGGCACCCAGACGCAGTGGCAGGCGAACCCGAGTGCCGGGATCCCGTATGCCATGGGCCGCACGATGTCATCGGGCAATATTGTGCATCAGGGCGGGTATGGCGGGACGGACAACCCCTATCAAAGTTTCGTCACCGTCTATTCAGGCGCGGGCCCGATCGACAGTTTTGAAAGCTTTGCCGTCAGCAAGGCCGTTACGACCTTTAGCGGTGGTGCGGCGGTGGGCTCGTATTCCGGTTATATGTGGCTGACATCGCAGCCGGGGGCACAGCCACAGGCTGCGGCCCTGACACCGCCATATTCAGGTTTGCCGGGCTGGTCGGTAGGATCGCGGCTGTCCGGCAAGGCGGCCACGATGTTCACCTTGAAATATGACAGCAAGGGCAAGAAATTTCCATCCGGCGTCCCGAAGCTGAGCGCGATCATCAAGGGGGTGCGCGTTTATGACCCGAGGCTGGACAGTACTTTTCCCGGCGGGTCCGGCGCGCAGCGTGCCAACAATGAAAGCACATGGTCATGGAGCGCCAACCCGTGGCTGCATGCCCTGACCTATGCCATCGGTCGCCGCGAAAACGGGGTGCGAACGATCGGGGTCGGCATGCCGATCGATGCGATCGAGGTGTCCGCCTTTGTCGAGGCGGCGAATATTGCCGACGCCAATAGCTGGGCATTGGGCGGGGTGGTGTATTCGACCGATGACAAGTGGAATGTCCTCAAGCAGATGACACAGGCGGGCGGTGGGGAGCCGATCCGTCAGGGCGCGATGCTTTCGGCGTTCGTCAATGCCCCGCGCGTCAGCCTTGCCACGATTACTGCGGATGACCTTGCCGATGGCGATATCAAGATCACGGCCATGCAGGCGCGCCGCGACCGCGTGAATGGCGAAATCCCGCGCTACCGATCCGAGGCGCATGACTGGGAAATAGTGCCGGGCGATGTCGTGCGGGTCGCGACCTACCGCACCGAAGATGGTGAGGACCGCACGCGCGAGGTGGAATATCCGCTGGTCCAGAGCGTGACGCAGGCCAGCCAGATGGCGGCCTATAACGTCGCCAACGCGCGTGAGTTCGGGCCGATCCTGCTGCCGTTGAAGCCGAAATGGATTTCCTACCGCACCGGTGACTGTGTCACGGTCAATATTCCCGACGCGAACCTGAACAACCAGAGTTGCGTCATTTTGCGCCGGGAAATCGATCCAGGCAGCGGGATCGTCATGTTGACCCTGCGGTCGGAGACGACCGCAAAGCATGCCTTTGCGCTGGGCCTGACCGGGACGGCGCCGCCAACGCCGGCATTATCATCGCGCAACGAAGTGCCTGCCGCGCCGTCAAGTGCGGCCTGGGCGTTGACGCCGGCGACGCTGGCGGCGGGAGGCTGGGTTATGCCGGCTCTTTCGCTGGCCGGTGGCGCGGACAATCCCGGCGCGGAATCGATCATTGTCGAATATCGTGTTTCCGGTACGACCCCCTGGGTGGCCGGCGGTGACTTTGACCCGGCGAGCACGCGGATCGATATCGCCAAGGGGGTCATGCCCGCGACGATTTATGATGTCGCGATCAGTTACCGGGTGCGGGGCGTGGTGGGTGACAGGCTGGTGTTGGGGCCGGTCACGACGGTTGCGCAGACCGGTGATTTTGCAAATATCGGCGGCGCGACGCGACCAGAGGGGTATGCGAGCAGCAGCGACAATATGGTGGCGAACGGGTCGCTGGCGACCGATGCGGCGAACTGGTATCTGATCGGGTCGGTCGCGCGATTGCAGGCGACATCGCCGGCGGAGGCATCGACCGGGTTTTTCCAGTTCGTGGCGTCGGCCGGGAACGCCCAGGCAAGCGCCAATTCCGGCAGCAATATCGCGCTGAACGGTGCGACGAAGATCTATGTCAACTTGGATTCCTATACGCAGGCCGGGGCGACCGGCGGGTTTTTCGTGCAAGCCCTGTTCTACCGGTCGGATGGCACGCCATCGCTGACGGTCCCGTACATCCAGACGAGCATCCAGCAAGCGACAACGGGGTTGTGGTTGCCGATCGCGACGGTGTGGCCAGTCCCCGCTGACGCGACGCATATGGGCGTGATTTTGATCCGCGCGCCATCGACCGGGGCGGTTTACGCGACCAATTTGCGGGTCGCGAAAACGCAGCCGGCGGCCGATGTGACGATCGGGTCGCCGGTCGGTCTGGCCACCATCAAGCTGGCGGCGGATTATCAGGGGGTCGTCAAGGCCGGGCAGTTGCCCAAGACAATTTATTACACGCTGGCCGAGGGCGAAGGCACCAATGTGACGACGCTGGCGGTATGGTCGGTAGTGGTCAAAGGCGGGTCGATCACCTGCGCCATCGGCGTGGCGACCGGCGCGCTGTCGATCACGGCGCTGGCGTCGGACGCGATCATCGAGCTGACGGCCACGTATAATGGCGCGACGCGGAGTGTCACGGTGACGGTGCTGGCCGAAAAGGATGCGCCACCGGTTACGGGATCTGGCGCGGGCACATCGGCAACCGACAGCACGATCACCGGTGTATCGTCGACAGCCTATTCGACCGCGAAGGCCGGGCCATTGACGGTCAAGGCCGGGTCAGGTGGCAGCGTGAACCTTTCCGCGCCACTGGAATTTGCCCGGCCGATCGATGGCAATGGCACCCGCGATGCTTACGGCAAATGGCAATGGCGGGTCGTGGGAGGATCATGGGCGGACGTTTCGGCCGAAGTCCTGTCGACATCCCCGGCCTTTGTCACCGGCTATCCGTTCGAGCCCGAATCGTACAATGGCTTTATTTCCATCGCGCCGACAAAATCGGGGCTGACCGCTGGCACGGACTATGAATTCCAGCTGCTGTTGCGTTGTGCTGGCACGGCGACCGTGCTCGATTTTTACGGCACGGCCACGGCCACGGGGGCATGACATGAGGCACTGGCAACTGACCGGCCCGGACGGCGCGACGCAATTCATCGTGACGAAGCAGAAGAACAACCCCGGTGATGAGGGCTATCCCGCCCTTGACGGTTACGCGTGGGAGCGGTTGGAGCGCCAACCCGACCCCGACGAAGATGTGATCGACGGCAAGATTACCGTCAACCCCGAGCGCAAGGCGAAGGGTGAGCGGCGCGCGCAGTTTGCAAAGCTGTCGCGTGACGAGCTGGTCGACGCGATCATGGTGCTGGTCGATGACCGGATCGCCACGGCGCTGGCGGTTTCCAAGAACTGATTTCCTGCCGCCCGGTGGGCGCGCGATCCGAACAAGGAGAAACGACGTTGAAAACGGTATCCGCCGTGGCGCCTTTGTGCGTCATTTTTGTCTGTGCGGATCCGGCCTCCGTGCCACTGCCGCCATCGATGCCCGGCGAGCGGCTGTTTTGATGCAGCGTGATCCGTTGGAATTGCGCACCCTGCGCGACGACCTTGACGCCATCCGGACCGATATCGAGGAACTGCGCGCGGACACCAAGGAGCTGCTCGACGCGTGGAAAGCGGCGGGCACGATGCTGAATTTTGTAAAATGGGCGTCGGGATTGGTCACGGCGATCGCGGCGGCCTGGCTGGTGCTGCGCAACGGGTTCCACCGTTAAAATCAACAGGAGGCAATGATGATCGAACCGGCGTGGCTGATCGAGGCGCGCAGGCATATTGGCCTGCGCGAAATTCCCGGCAAGAAAACCAACGGCACGATCGGCAAATGGCTGATCCTGCTGAAAGCGTGGTGGAGCGATGACGAAACGCCGTGGTGCGGGACATTTGTCGCCTATTGCTTTGCGACCGTCGGGTTGCCGACCGCAAAACATTGGTACCGGGCGAAGGCGTGGGCGGAATGGGGCAAGCCGGTCGGCCATGTGGTCGGCGCGGTTGCCATATTCGGCCGGGCCGGAGGCGGGCATGTCGGGTTTCTGGTCGGCAAAAGCGCGGGGGGCTGGGTTTATGTCCTGGGTGGCAACCAGTCGAACGGCGTCACCATCATGAAGCTGCATGACAGCCGGCTGATCGCCACGCGCTGGCCGGTCAATGTCGCGACCATTTTGCGCCCGCTGCCCGACATGAGCGGCGGGACGGTTTCGGAGGATGAAGCATGACTGACATCGTTGTGAGTGGCATCGATGAGGGCGCCGTGGCGGCCGGGCCGATCGTGGTGCAGCCCAGTTCGTGGCCGGAAATCATGGGCATCGCAATGCGCCAGCTGGGCCTGATCGGCGGCGGGATCGTCAGCCTGATCGGGTTTATGAGCGCGCACGACCTGGCCGGGTTTTTCCGGTATATCCGCGAAGACGAAGGCTATGCGTTTGTCGGCGCGGCGGTCACGGTCGCGGTCGCGGCGTACGGGTATTTCCGGGCATGGCGGGCCAAGCAGAAGTTGTTGGCGATCACCTGTGCGGCCCCGGATTGCGTTGCTGTGGTCAAGGGCGCTGTTCCCGATGGTGGCGCAGGGTGATGGCCGTTTCATCTCTGTTGCTGCGCCTGTTGCCTTACGGCGCGGCGCTGGCGGCACTGGTCGCCCTGTACATGGCGATCGACCATGCCGGTTATCAGCGCGCGCAGGCTGCCGATGCCGCCGCGCGATCGATTGCCGAAGGTGCTGCGGCCCGGATCACAGCGCAGATCGAGCATGATCTGGGGGCGCGCCTGGACGGCATTTACACCAATCTAAGCGGAGAGATCGGCGGGATCGACGCGGTCAATCGCACGATCATCCAGCCCGTTATTCAAAAGGAAATCGCCAGTGACCCGCGCTATTCCGATCCTGATACTGGCATTTCTGTCGGCATGTTCGCGGCCATCAACACCGCCCGTGCGCTTTCCGACCCCGCCCGCGCTGGCGCCGGAGTTACGGTCGCCGTGCCGGACGCTGTCGCAGCTGCCGGACCGGGCGATTGGGACGCTCGCGACCGAGGATGCGTCGGCGGCGGTGCAATATGCTGAATGTCAGGCAAAGCATGGGGCGGCGATCGCCGCCTATGAGGCGCTGCGCAGCGCGCTGATCGCGGGCGCCACGCCATGAATTTCGACAGTCAATTTTCCGGAGACAATGGGGCATGATCAACGCGGGAGCGTTTCAGCGGGGGGAAACCGTGTCGCTGCTGGTGGCGCCGTATATCGGCGTTCAGGGCGATGTGACGGGGTTGCCGACAGCCAATCTGAAACCGGCCATCGCCGGGCGGGCGAGTGTGCCGGGGGATGACGTGACGGCCGCCACGGCATTTTCGGTCGCGGCGTCGGCCGCCAGCGGCGCGGTGCCGGCGGGCTGGACCATCACCCTGTCGGCCGCGCAGACGCTGGCCCTATCGCCCGGCGCCTATGTGACCGATGTCCGCTGTGTCGTAGCCGGGGGTATCGTCATCAGCGAGCCCTGCACGCTGCAGCTGGTCAACGCGGTGACGCCGTCATGAGCGCGTTTGAATTGCGGTGGTATGGCGCGGGCGGCTCCACGCTTGACGAAGTGGTCAGGCAGCAGGCGATCATCCCGGTCATTATTGGTCCGCCGGGGTCGGGTGGCAGCGGTGGCGGCGGCCTGTCGGATGGTGACAAGGGCGACATTGTCGTTTCGGGCGGCGGGACGGTGCTGGCGATCGACACGACCGTTCTGTCCGCATTCGGGCGGACGCTGACCGATGATGCCAGCGCGACCGCCGCGCGTGTGACGCTGGGTCTGGGGACGGCCGCCGTGCTGGCATCAACCGCGTTCGATGCGGCGGGCACGGCCGCCAGCGCGGTGGTGGCGCATGCCGCCGCGGGTGACCCGCACCCACAATATCTGACGGTGGCGGAAGGCGCAGCCACCTATTCGCTGGTCGGGCATACTCATGGCGTTGGCGACGTCACGGGTCTGCAAACCGCGCTGGACGGCAAGGAACCGGCGATCGTGGCCGGAACAACCGGCCAGTATCTGCGCGGTGACAAGGCATGGGTCGCGCATGACAAGGCGTCGGTCGGCCTGGGCAGCGTCGACAACATCGCATCGGTGACCTTGCTGGCCCGCGCGAACCATAGCGGCACACAAGCCGCCGCGACGATCGTTGATTTTGCCGAGGCGGTCGACGACCGTGTCGCCGCGCTGCTGGTGGCGGGATCGAATATCACGCTGACGTATAATGATGTCGGAAATTCGCTGACGATCGCCGCAGCGGTGACCGGTGGCGGGGGTGGTACGGTCACCGATGTCACGGGTACCGCACCGGTGGTTTCGAGCGGTGGCGCGGCACCGGCCATCTCCATGCCCCCCGCGACCGGTGCAGTCGACGGATATATGACGGCGGCAGCCATGACCAAGCTGACGGGCATTGCGACCGGCGCGACAGCAAATGCCGCCGACGCGGCCTTGCTGGCGCGGGCGAACCATAGCGGCACACAAGCCGCCGCGACGATCGTTGATTTTTCCGAGGCGGTCGACGACCGGGTCGGGTCGCTGCTGGTCGCCGGGACAAATGTCACGCTGACCTATAATGATGCCGGCAATGCGCTGACGATCGCCGCTGCTGGTGGTGGTGGCGGCGGTGCGGCAACGTTGCTCACAATCTACGACACACCCGGTTCATTCAGCCACGCGGTCGACCCGGCGGCAATTAGCATCGACGTGATTGTGATGGGCGCGGGTGGTGGCGGCGGGTCAGGCCGAAAACGTGCGGCCGGGGTGGTGGGCTCTGGCGGGGCCGGCGGGAGCGGTGGCGCGATATCGTTCGGGTCGTTCCCGGCAGGGCTGCTGGCGACGACGGAAACAGTAACGGTTGGCGCAGGTGGCGTGGGTGCCGCCGGGCAGGCGACCAACACAACAAACGGTCTGGCCGGGACGGCGGGAGGCCTGTCATCGTTCGGGGCGTGGCTGGCGGCCAATGGCGGGAACGGCGGTTCGCTGGGCGGGACCACTGCCGCAGCTGGTGGCGCGGCGGTGACGGCGGGTATGTTCGCCAGCGGCGCGGGCGGTGGTGGGTCGATCACCGGCAATGGTGGCGCCGGATCGCGCGCAGCGGTGGGGTCATCGGGCGGTGGCGGTGGCGGCGCGATCACGGCAGCAAACGGATTTTATCAAGGCGGCGCGGGCGGTGGTGATCCGTTTTCGACGAGTGGCACAAGCACCGCCACCGGCGGGGGCGGCACCGGTGGTCCCGGAAACACGTCGGGAAGTTCGGTCGCAGACCGTGTTCCGGGCGACCCGCGCGGTGGCGCGGGTGGTGGCGGCGGTGGGTCGAGTATTTCGGCCACATCCGGCAGCGGCGCGAACGGACAATTTCCGGGCGGCGGCGGTGGCGGCGGCGGAACCGGGACCAATGACGTCACGGATTCTGGCGGTGGCGGCGATGGCGGCGGCGGCCAGGTCATCGTGATCGAGTATTTTTAAAGTCGAGTATTTTTAAGGGAGACAGATAATGCCAGCATTGATCGCAGTCCTTGTTAACAACTCCACAATGGCCGTCGAAAACATTGGTCAGGTCGGCACGCCAACGCCAGTCATCAACGGCAAGCAGTTCCTGTTTTCGTCGCAATGGGCGGCGGGGGTAGCACCAACGATCGGCATGATCTGGAACGGTGACGCGCCCGCGACGTTTGCGCCAGCGCCGATCGTCGAGCCGGAAATCCTGCCGACAAACGAAGGCGACGCGATCGAACAGATCGAGGCGCAGCTGCAGGCGGCCTTTGATGCGGTGGCGCAGCTGAAGGCGCTGCGCGGGTGATCGTGGGGTGTTTAGTCCGCCCACTCGACCCGCACATCAAACCCCTCGTCGACCAGTTCGTTGGCCGTCCATGCGGTCAACATCGCGTGGGCGCCGAGCGGGATGCCTGACGCGTGCGGGCTAGTCGCCTGATGCTCGGGGGTGCGGTAGCGGTATAGCTCGATCACTCCACCGGCCATCCGGTCCGTCGTGAGCCGCACCACGCTGGCCACTGAGTTGGTCATCGCGTATTCAAGCCGGTCCAGTGCGGCGGGCGCGTCCGCCGGGATGGGTGATGCGCCCGACTGCCAGCGCCTGATGGTGCGATCCTGCACTCCGCAGAGGGCCGCCGCTTCGTCGACGGACAGGCCGAGGTAGCGGCGGCGCGTGTCGAATTCAGCGGGGGTCATCGGCGGGTTTTTGCGTTGGCGCGAACAAATCACCAGGCCGCACCAGACCACGGCGCGAAATCCTCGCCAAACTTGGCAAAGTGCTTGTCGGCATAAGTCTGCAAAAACAACTGCTCGCTATCGATTCCAGCGGCGTTGAGCATCTCGCGGATTTCGTCGTCCATCAGCACCGCTGCGGCGTCGAAATCAATTTCCTGGCCTGCCTGGTTAAGTACTTTGGTCATTTATCGTCTCCAGTGGAGGTCGGCTTGCCCTGTTGCCCGCCGATGACCCCTTCTATGTCCGGGTTGCGGACATGCCAAATGTTATTTTCAAAACCCGCAAACCTGCTCTGCCATCCCGCTGTGCGCGCGGTCATCGGCCGTTGCTTTTAGGTTGTGGCGGGACAGTATAAATCACGTCGAAGAACCACAAGGTGTGGAACAGGGCGATGCACATCGCCCATGTGAGGGCCACCTGCCGGTGGCTGGTCCAGTTGCGAACGTCGGGGTCGCCGACGACCCATGCACCAATCATGTACACGCTGATTTCGATGGCAATCAGGACCGCGATTTGGTGCAGTTTCATTTTCTTCGGTCCTCCAGCCAAGCGCGAATGAGTTCGTACAGCCAGTCGAGAATGAAGCCTGTCAGAATGCAGGCGATTACTGTTGGAGCTATATTCCAGATCATGGCGTCGATGACTTCGGGGGGGTAGGGGTCATAAGCAACGCCCAGAGGGCGCGGGGCTGTCATCCGCGCAAGGCTGCGCTCGAAGTCCGTCATGTTATTCATTCGTCAGCCTCGCTGCCGCGAGAAGTGCGCAGGCGGCGCGAAAATCGCCGACGTTGATCCACATTTGAGCGGCGTCTTCACCACCCATGCCGGCATCCCAGCCTTGCCGCGTGGCGTCGCCAATCAAGGCATCAAGGATGCGGAGCAGATCCGCGATCTTGCTTTGCGTATCCATCATTGATTCCCCAGTTGGGCTGGGTCGACGGGGCCGAACGCGGCGCCGCAGGGGTGCGCCGGATCGACGGGGCCGTAATCGTCTTCGTCGCGCCAGTCCGGTTCAAGGCGCGGGTCGCGTTGGTAGCGGCCGTTGGAATCATTTTCGAGCAGGTCCTTGATGATCCGGGACAGCAGCACAGCAATCCCGACTGCGCCGAGAGTCAGCGCGGTTAACCCGCAAAGCACCAATTTTAATGTCATCTCACCACCCCATGGTCATGGTCCACCTTGTGATTTTTGTTCGGTGTGTTCATGGCCATGGCCCCGCCGTTCTCGTTTGCGTTTTTGGTAACGAGAATGGCGGCGGTACAAGATGTACCACTTGGGTCAACGCAGACACGGAAATTCGCGGCATAAGTGGCGAAAATGCGCGATCAAAATTGAAAATGTTGTTGGATTTGAGAGGCGGCGTCTCGTTTACACCGAGAATGTCGCAAGTTCGAGTCTTGCATCGCCCACCAGTATTTCCGCCGTTTTTTCGGGATTTCCCGCATTTTCCGAGAACGGCGGGTGGTACGAATGTACCACCTACCAGTTCAGAGCCTCGCTCGCGTCCCGCATGAATGATGGCGAATACCGGGCATAAGTGTGTTCCGTGACCCGCGTCGACGTGTGGCCGAGGTACTGCGATATTTTCTGCATCGGGATGTCGGCTTCTGCCATCCATACCCCGGCGGTATGGCGGAAAATATGGGGTGAACATGGCACATTTGCCCGTCGTGCGGCGCTGTTGACCGCCTTCCCGACGTTTTTGATCGCCGCGCCCGCGTACTCGATCACATTGTCCGTCAGCGCTGCTGTGCAAGCCTCTGCCAGCGCCGCCATGGCCCGTGCGGTGATGGGCACGACTGGGCGGCGCTTGTTCGTCTCGTGCCGCCCGCCCGCTTTCAGGTTGATGAAGCCGCTGTCCATATCGACCTGACTCCATTGTAATTCGAGCAGCGCGGACATGCGCGCGCCGGTGGTCACGGCGAGAATGATGAACAGCCGAACATGTGGTGCTTCGACATGCTCTAGCAACCGGGTCAGCTCGTCGCGCGTCAGATAGCGGTCGCGCGGCGGCGATGCCGGCGGTAGCCACAGCATTGGAGCGTCTGCCTTGCCGAACGCGAAACGCAAACAGGCGCGCAGCAATTCCATTTCCGTCCGGATTGTGCTGTCCGACCGGCCTTGCCGTTTCCGGATGTCGTAATGGGCATGGCAGTCCGTTCGGGTGATGACCCGGCCGAGGCGATGGCCAAAGGATGGCTTCAGCGCGCGCCAGGTCGATCCGGCTGAGTCGACCGTCACCCCGTTTGCCTTGCGATCCGCAATATAAGCGGGCCATAAATCCTCTACCCGGTCACTGACGGGTGCGGTGCGCGCGCGCCAGATGTCACGAGCGCGAGCTTCTGCGAGCCCTCGGTCATCCGTGCCAAGCGCGACGCGAACGCGCTGGCCTCGGTCGCCTGTATAAGCGAGGGCGAATCCACCTCTGTGGATGGCAATGCGATAGTCAGGCATTCGACGCGATCGACCTCCGTGGCGGGTATGCGGATCAATTTGCCGAGCCTGAACCCGGCGATGCTTCCGCCCTTGTACATGCGCCGAATTTTCTCGGCACTGCAACCCCAGCGCTCGGCCAGAGTCTCGGGTGAAAATGGGCGATTGATCATTTCGCTGACTCCTTGAGCAGTTCGATCAGGTCTGCGCGTTGAAGTGCTCGCTCTTCGGCGGCGGCGGCGTCGGCGAGGGAAGCGGTGGCGTAGGCTGCGTCGGCGAGGGAAGCGGTGGCGTAGGCTGCGGCGTAGACGGCGGCGGAGGCTGCGGTGGCGGCGTCGGTGGCTGCGTTGGCGGCGGCTGTGGCGGCGTAGACGGCGTCGGCGTAGGCGTGGGCGTGGGCGTAGGCGAGGGCGCGGGCGTGGGCGTCGGCGTAGGCGTGGGCGTGGGCGAGGGCGCGGGCGCGGGCGTCGGCGTAGGCGTGGGCGTGGGCGAGGGCGCGGGCGCGGGCGCGGGCGGTGGCGTAGGCTGCGGTGGCGGTGGCGTTGGCGGCGTAGCCTGTCGCTCGTCTAGCGCATCGGTTCGCGAAGGTGCCGAGGGCGTCACGGAGTTGGAGCTGTCCAGCGACCCAGAGGATGTTGCTGATGGGGAAACCGGCGTCGAAGGCTTCGGCGACGTCGAGGGCGTCGGCGGTGCCGAAGCGGGCGAGGTGGGCTTTGAGGTCGCACGGATCGAGTGCGATTAGGGCGGTTTTGGTGAGTTTCATTTCCCGTCCTCCACATGCAGCCCCGCGCGCAGATCCTGCACGATGACCGCCGTGAACTGGCGCAGCGTGTCAGCGGCTTCGGGGTATTCAGCCGCCCATTTCGCGGCCATCGTTTCGATGTAGGCGGTTGCGGCCAGTGTTTGCTCGGTATTCATGCGGCGGTCCTGTGTTGTACGGGGGCAGCGAGTGCGCGCAGGGTGGTGGTGCTGGCGATGAACCATTTGGCGGCGGGGCGGACCCGGACGTCGATCGCCGCCACGGCACCGCGCCGGGCCGCGATGGCCGCATCAGCAGGCGCGCGTTCGCAGGCGCGGTCGCGGGTGGTGGTGGCCCGATCGAGCGAGGCGACAATGTCGGCCCAGCCGATGATGGACCGCGTGGCGAGCATGTGTGGTAGGGGCGCGGCGGATTCAAACATGCTCGCCATGGCGTCCCAGCATTCGGTGTCGATCGTCGCGGCGCGGGCAGTGATCCGGTCGCGCCGCACCAGTCCGGGGTAAAGCCGCAGGCGTTCGTCGCATTCGAACCGCGCGCCGGTGGCGAGTATTCCTGAAAAGCGGGCGTGTGGCGGGATGGTTTGCCGTGTCATGGGCAGGCCCGCCGGATGACGCGGCCATTGTCCCAGCGGGCGACGTAGCGCGCCTGTTTCCGGGCGAGTTGCCAGCAGGACAGGTTTTGCCGCCCGGCCCAGACAATCGCCACGGTCCGCCCGTACCGGTCGCGCACGATCGGTTGATAGGTGACCGGCCCGAAACGCAGCGTGGCGACCAGCGCACGGCGACTGGCAAAGGGATCGCCTGGCGCGCAGTCGCGGCCCGCGCGGCAATGACCCGGCAGTTCGGGCGCATCGATGCCGATCAATCGGATGCGTTCCCCGGCGCAGCGGATGGTGTCGCCATCAGTCACGCGGGGTGACGGGCAAGGCAGGATGGCGGCGCCGGCCGCGAGCAGCAGCGCAATCATTGGAGAGCCAGGCCATCGTCGATGATCGTGGCGCTGCGCAACATCGCCGCAGCCAGGCTCCGGGCATGATCGGGCGTCATGGTTATTTGCAGTCCGGCGGCGCGACCGCGCGGATCAGGCGCCGGCGCGCCAAGCATGAGATAAACGAGGCTGCCGAATTCGCCGGCACGGACAATCTTTGCCGGGTGAACCGTGACCATCCCGAGCGAATCGAGATCGATCTGGAATGGTGCGAACCTGGGCGCGTGGCCAGTGACCGTTTCGCAGTCAGCGACTTTGTAAGCTTTCAGGGTTTTCATGAGGTGCTCCAAAGCAGGGAGAGGCAGCAAAGGGTGGTGGCGGCAAGCAACGCGGACAACAGGGGGACGCGAGCGGTGGTGGCTGCACGGAGCGCCACGGCATGGTCAAGCATTGCCGGGTGCCAGTCAAAGTGACCGTCGAGCGCGGCGAGATTCTGGAAATGGCGGGTGCGGGCGCGGGTCATGTTGGTCATGCCCTCGCCTTTGCGATCGCCGCCCGGGCGCGGTCCAGCCAGCCCCCCGGATCGCGTGGCACGTTCCACGGCCCGCCATCCTTGCCATAAAGCGCGATGGCGTTTTCGAGCGCCGCCAGCAGGTCGGGCGCCGCCGCGATCAGCCGGCTGTTTGCAAAAGTTTCGCGACCCGGGCGCAGATTGCAGACCGCGCAGGCGATGGCCCGACAATCTTCGGTATCGTCGCGCAGCACGATGTTGATGTCGCCAAACATGTCCGGCATTTCGGCCTGCCACGGGCCCGGCGTGTGATCCCCCCTCATGCCAGCGGCCTGGCATGCAGGGCGGCGGCGATCCGGGACGCGTTGGCGACCAGCGTGAAAGCGAGATCCGCCAGTGCGCCCAGCGCGATGCCGGCGGTGGCCAGAATGGCGATGATGTGGAGCGCGGTCACCGCTGCAGCTCGTGCCGGCGGCGCAGCTCGTGCGGTTCGCACCAGCGGCTGACGCCCGAACCGATGACATGGACAGCACCGTCGCGCATGCGCTGACGAACAGTGACGGGCAGGAGCAGAATGACCTCGTCACCCGCCTGCATCGCCAGCGGCACAGGATCGGGAACGAGGGATTTGCGGGATACGGTTGCAGATTTTGCCATGAGAAGCTCCGATTTGATGCCGGCCATTCTCATTAGATAAATCTCATTGTCAAGCGAGCAGTGAGAAATTCCTCAATTGCTCTGGGTGTAATGAGTTGCAACAATGATTTTCCATAGGGAGGCGGATATGAAGCGTTGCACGGTTTGCGCCGAACAAATTCAATCTGCGGCTCTCAAATGTCGTTATTGCGGTGGCGCCCAGCCTGAAGGCGGTGAATTTCGAGAGACCCGCGACAATTTGCTTCGGCTCGGGCTCATCTTCGGGCTAATTTTTTCAATTTACGCATGCGTCAAGGCTGTTGGAGGCCAAAAGCTGGATGTGCCGGAGGTGGCAATAGGAATTCCGCCTCTTACGGACAAAGAACTCGCGTTTTGTGATAATGGTTTCGATCTTTTGTTAAAAGACCCAGCGTTTTCATCTTCGCCAAGTGCGGGGCGGGTGGATCTGGACGATGCCACATGGGCTAAAACCCCTGCCAAAGAAAAGCGGGCTATTCTTTCAATTGTGGCATGTCATGCATTCCGTGTCGCCCCGTCAGAATTGGCTAGTGACCAATACTCGGTCGTGTATGGGGCGATTTCCGGGAAGGAATTGGCGTCACTAACATCTTTTGGTTTTGACTTTAAATAATCAAATTCCAAATAATTCCCGAAGGGGGATCACGCGGTGGATAGCTGAAATTCTATTTTTATCGATCCGGAACCTCTCTGCGGGATTGTATTGTTCAAGTTCAACGAAGCTTGCGCTTCGTGTGACCAGTGTCTTGATCAGTGAGGCTTCGAACTTTTGGCCATCATCGCCATTGTCCTGCACCAGTTGCACGACCACGCTATCACCAATCTGGGGCGCACGACGGGGGTCAACAAAAATAGGGTCGCCTGGATAATAGCGCGGCTGCATTGAAAATCCGACCATTTCAAGGCCGTATACATCACGGCGATTGGCGAGTGATGGCGGGCGGCGAAAATAGTCGATGATCTGACCCTGCTCGATACGAATAGATTCAACTGAGACCCCGTGGCCATTGGACGGGAATGCGATTTCACCGCCTTCGACGCTGCCCATGACGGGTATATCACGAGGGAGGTCGAGGGGGCGGAATGAGAGTGTGGCACTGGCTAGAGCTGTCGCCGTCGCGGCAGGCGCGGTGGGTGGTGTGTCCAATGCCCAGAATTGCGCCGGGCTGAGGCCAATGACTTCCAGCACTTTTTCGAGGTTGTCGACGCGTGGGCGGCGACCTTTGCGAACGTCCTGGAAGAAACTGCTGCTCACTTTGGCTTCGCGTGCCCACGCGGCTTCGCTTAGTTCGAGCGGCCTCAAGGCGGAAAGCCGCTCGTAAATTGAGTTTTTTATAGCGGCTGCCATGGCGTGAGGAATATCGCGCTGCCATGATGAGACGTCACCTTGAGAGATATCTAAAATATTACCTTGCATGATGAGATTTATCTCACTAGCTTTTGCGCATTATGAAAGCACCAACCGACGCTGAGCTGCTCTGCCATATCGAGGGATTCCTCGACCGAACAGGGATGACCCAAAGCCGTTTTGGCATTGAGGCCACGGGAGAGGGGGGGTTGGTCAAAACCATTCGTGAGGGGCGATCGCTTTCGCTGCGCAGTGTGCAAAAGCTGCTCGATTTTATCGACGGCTACGCCCCGCAGGCTGCTGAGGTCACATCTAATCATCCCCGCCCTTCTAATCTCATTGCGGGTGCGGAATAATGGCCGACGTGTCGCAAAAGGCGCGCAATGCCGTCGACCATCAGGCGAACATGTTCCGCCTGGCCGATGCCCGTCACAATCTGTCACGGTCGGCGCTGTCGACGTTGACCGGGATCCCGGAAAGCACGCTGAAAGGCTGGGCGCGGGGCACGACGATGCCGGCATGGGCACTGGGCGCGCTGGGCGAGGCGGGGGTGCCCGATGAATTGCTGTCGCTGATCCTGGACCCGTTCGAGCGGCATGTCGGCACGAACGAGACCGGCGAAGGCGACCTGGCCCGGCTGGGTCGGGAAGCGGTGGGGTTCACCCATGCGTTGCTGGATGCCGAAGCCGATGGCGTGGTCACGCCGATCGAGCGGGCGCGCCTGAAAGAGAGTGCGGGCCGCGTGGCGGCGATTGCGCGGCGGGCGTCGGCATGACCGGGGGCGTCGGCATGACCGGGGGCAGCACCATGACGATCAGCGTCGGGCCGTTGTCATCGGCGATCGCCCTGAATGAATTCGAAGCGTGGATGCAGCGGGCGACCGTGGGCAGCGACATTGTCTATGCGACCGGGCCGGCGATGCCGCGCATGTCGGCGACGTGCGCGCTGGTCGGCGAATATGGGCGCGCCGGACTGCTGCACCCGTTCAAGCGGACCTGCGCGGGCGGGTTCCAGTATATCGCGCGGCGCATCCGGAGGACGGTTGTCGATGCCGCGCCGGTGGCGGCGGTCGCGGCCGCACCCGGTGCGGTCGACGATGTCGAGGCACGGCTGCTGCGCCTGTTGAAGCGGACCGCGAATTTTGCGCTGCCATGCCCGACCAATGCCGAGATTGCCGTGGCGCTGGACCTGAAAGACGAGGCGGCGGCGTCGTACCGGATGCGCAAGCTGGTCGCGGCCGGGTTGATATCCATCCTCGACCACGGGCCGAACAGGCGGCGCATCGTGACGATCGCGGGGACCAGTTTCAAGACACGGGAGGGCCAGTTGTGATGATACAGGCATGGGACAACCGCGAACCGCACGATGATGTGGCAGCGATGATGGCTGTTTTCCGCCCCGCGACACAGGAAATCGCGGTGTATTTCGGCGAAGAGGCGTTCGTAATCACGGTCGAGGAGGCGCGGCAGGTGGTCGCGGTGTTCACCGGCGCGCTGGACGTGGCCGACCGGGCGCGGGCCATGGCGACCGGTGGCGGACGATGAGCGTCGCGCAGGATCATGTCGACATGGTCGTTTCCGCGCTGCGCTGTGCGCCACCAGCGGGGGATGCGGCATGGTTTCACCGGACATTGGGCCGGGCGACCGGGTTACAGGCCGGCGCGGTGCGCGCGGCCGTCACCAGTCTGCGTCGCGCAGGCAAGATCCATTTCACGAACCTGGTGCTGTCGCCGTCAATGCTGGTCGAGGCTTGCCCGAAGGTCGCGGCCAGCATGCCAATGGCGGATGACAGTGCCAGCACCCCCTCCGGAAGGAAAGGAAGCTCTTTTCCGGAGGGGGTGAAGGATGGGCCGGAGGGCGCGAGCGCCGGGCCAGAGGGCGCGCAGATTGAGGCGGTGCTAGCCGAGGTGGCGCGCACGCCGGAGGATCTGGCGCGCATCGAGGCGGGGCGCGTGACCGGGCCCGAACTTTATGCCGAAATCGACGAATGGTGCCGCGAAAACGGGGTGAGTCATAACCGGTTCTGCGAACTGGCGGGGCGGGGCACATGTTTTGTGCGGACGATCGGCGCGGCCAAGCTGCCCCGGATCGATACCGTGATCGCCGCGCGCGAAACAATGGGGCGACCATTGCCCGCCACCGTGATGGACGCCATCCGGGCCAAGGTGCCGACCTATCGCGTCGGCCGGGCCGAGCGCCTGGCCGACGCGACGCGCGCGCGGGAAGCGCTGGAAGCGCGACGCGAGGCGGTGCAGGCGGAATACCGGTCGCGGGAATCGCGGCAGCGGGAAGTGGCCGCCCAAGAGGCACGGGCGATCAACCACAAGATCAACGCGGCGCGCACGCCGATGGCAAGCCATAAAGCGGCGCCGGTGGCGATCGATGTCGTGCAGGGGTTGTCCGCCGGGCACCAGATGCAGGCAATGATGATCGACAGTGTCGAGGACACAATGGCGTTCGTGCGGCGGGCGTGGCCCGACGTCTGGCAACGGGTGATCGAGGCGCCCCGGGCCCTGAAAATGGGGCCGGCGCCGGCGATGATGCATGTGATCGAGGCTGGGCTGGACCAGGTGGCGGCGACATGACCGGGTGTGACATGGCCGGGTGTGACATGGCCGGGTGTGACATGGCCGGGCTGTTTCACGGGCCGGGTGTGACATGGCCGGCGCGCGAACCCGCCATCGCCGCCGCGTCGCCCCGTGGGCTGGGCCGGGCAATGGCGGGTGGCGGGGGCAAGGTCGAGCGGCAGGGCAATGATTATTACCCGACGCCGCCGGCCTGCACCCGCGCGCTGGTGGAAGCCGAAATGGTGCCGTTGCGGGCGTATTCCGGAGCGTTGGCCGGAGCGCGGGCGCTGCCGATCTGGGAACCGTGCGGACGCGGTGGCGCGATTGCGGCGGTGCTGGTCGAGCATGGTTTTGCGACGATTGCATCTGACCTGATTGCCGATCCCGATCACGGGGTGCGCGATGCCAATTTGCTGGCAATCACGCGGGCCTGGTCGCCGGTGGTCATCACGAATCCGCCCTTTGCCCTGGCCGAAGAGATGATCCGCCATTTGCTGGGTGAATTACAGGTGGAGTATCTGGCGCTGCTGCTGAAATCGACATTCTGGCACGCGGCCGGGCGCACCGGGTTGTGGCGCCGCCACGTGCCCGCGCGCGTCTGGGCCCTGAACTGGCGACCGGATTTCATGAGGCTGGGCGCGCCGACGATGGAGTGCATCTGGACCGTGTGGGACGGTCAAACCGTCGAAGGTGACACGCGCTATGGCGTGATGGCCCCGGCGCGGCCGACGGGGTTGTTCGGATGAATTCGGGTCAAGAGGCCAGCGCTTCGCCCTGACAGACGCATCGCGTGTCGTCCTGTTCGCCCGTTGTCGGAGCCAAGCAAAATCGTGTCCATTTCCCCCGCCTTCCTCGACGAACTGCGCGCCCGAACATCGCTTTCCGCGCTGATTTCGAAAACGGTCAAGCTGCGCAAAGCGGGCCGTGACCATGACGGACTGTGTCCGTTCCATGCGGAAAAGTCGCCCAGCTTCACCGTCAGTGATGACAAGGGTTTTTACCACTGTTTCGGGTGCGGTGCGCATGGCGACGCCGTGCGGTGGCTGGTCGACCGGCAGGGGCTGGGTTTTATCGACGCCGTCGCCGAGCTGGCGGGCGCGGCCGGCATGGAGATGCCGCCGCGCGATGCACGGGCGACCGGCCGGGAGGACATTGCCGCACGGCTGATGCCGCTGCTCGACACGGCGGCGCGCTGGTACGCCCAGCAGCTGGAGCAGGCCGGGGCGATGCGGGACTATCTGGCCGGGCGCGACATTGGCGATGACATGGTGGCGGCGTTTGGCCTGGGCTATGCGCCTGGTGGGCGCGCCAGTGTGAAGGAGGCGTTTCAGGGCGTCGAGGCGCGCGACCTGGCGGATGCGGGGATCGTGCGCGGCGCGAATGACGACAAGGCGGGGCAGGACTGGTTCCGCCAGCGCCTGATGATTCCGGTGCGCGATGCGCGCGGCCGGGTGGTCGGGTTTGCCGGGCGGGCGACCGGTGACACCAAGCCCAAATACATGAATTCGACCGATGGTCCGGTGTTTGACAAGGGGCGGTTGTTGTTCAACCTGGACCGTGCGGCACCGGCCGCGCGGGAGCGGCGCCGGTTGATCGTGGTCGAGGGGCAATTCGATGCCATCGGCCTGGCGGCGGTCGGGATCGACGAAGTGGTGGCGCCGATGGGCACGGCCATTACCGAACATCAGATCGAACGCATGTGGCGGGTGCATCATTGCCCGGTGTTGTTGCTGGACGGGGACGCCGCCGGGCGCAAGGCGGCGCTGCGCGTGTGCGAACGGGCGGTGCCGATGATCGGTCCCGGCCGGTCATTCGCCGTGGCGACGATAGCCGAGGGGCAGGATCCCGACACATTGCGCATTGCGGGCGGGCGCGCCGCGGTGGATGAGGCCATCGCGCGGGCGGAACCATTGTCGGTGTTTTTATGGGCGGCGGCGGCGGCGGTGGCCGACATGGCGACACCCGAAGGCCGGGCGGCGTTGTGGTTGCATCTGGCCGGGCTGGCCGGCACGATCGCCGACGCGGAAACGCGGTCGCAATATCTGAGCGACTGGCGCGCGCGGTTTGATGCGGTCGCGCCCCCGGCCCCGGCGACGGCAGAAGATGAAGAAATCCTTCCGGATGGAAGGTTGGCCGGGGCGACCGACGTGGAGCGGGCGCGGGTTCGGTTGATCGGGTCCGCGTGGTGGCAGGCACAGGCGGAAACCCCGCCGACGACGCCAGAGCGCCTGACGCGGCTGGCATGGAGTGCCGGGCGGCGCGCACGTGGCGGGTTGCTGGACCGTGACAGCGCACTGGACGCGATGTCCGCCATGGCGGATGCCATCGCCGGGGTGACAGGTGCTGATGTCGTCACGTCATTCGAGGCCGGCGAGCGGCGCGGGTTTGATGCGTGGCCGCTGGTCGAGGCGCTGCGCTATGCGCTGCACCCGTTGACCGATCTTGGCAATGCCGAGCGGTTCCGTGACCGGTTTGGCGCGCAGTTCCGGTTCACGACAGCCAAGGGATGGCTGGCCTGGGACGAGCGGCGCTGGAAGGTGCTGGATCAGGAAAAGGATGTCACGCCGGCGGAAGTCCAGGCGGCGGTGTTCGCCACGATCCGGGCGATACAGGATGAGGCGCGCGCGGTGCGTGACACCGGCGTCGCCGACGAGGATGGGAACCCGGACGGGGCCGATCACCTGATTGTAAAAGGCAAGGTGTTCGACCTGTTTTCGGCGATCATCGCCAAATGGGGGCGATCGTCGGAATCGGCAGGCAAGCTGAGTTGCATCGCCAATCTGGCGAAACGGTGGGTCACGGTGCCGATCGAGGACTTTGACACGGACCCGTTTGCCCTGAACGTCACGAACGGGACATTGCGGTTCAAACGCCAGCGAACCGAAAACGGGACATGGCAGGTGCGGGTCGACCTGTGTTCGCATGTGCGCGGCGACCTGAACACCAAGCTGGCGCCGGTTGAATACAGCCCGGAGGCCGAAAGTCCGTTGTATGATGACATGCTGGCCTGGGCACAGCCGGATGCGGCGATGCGGCGGTATTTGCACCAGTGGGGCGGGTATTCGTCCAGCGGCCATGTGGGCGAGCAGAAGCTGCAATTCTGGTATGGATTGGGCGCCAATGGCAAGTCGACCGTGATCGATGCATGGGCCCATGTGCTGGGCGATTATGCCGGGACAATCGGGATCGAGACGTTCCTGGATCAGGGCATCAAGAAGCGTGGCGACGCGGCGACGCCGGATCTGGCCAGGCTGGGCGGGGTGCGCCTGTTGCGCGCATCGGAGCCCGAACGCGGGGCCAAGCTGAATGAAGCGCTGATCAAAGCGGTCACGGGCGGCGAACCATTGGCCGTGCGGGCGCTGAACAAGGGTTTTTTCGATCTGCGCCCGGCGTTCAAGCTGACGTGCAGTTTCAACGACAAGCCGGCGATCCCCGGAACGGATGAGGGGATTTGGCGGCGCGTCAAACTTGTGCCATGGGAACAGCACCGCGCGAAAGCCGAGCGGGACGAGGAATTGCCAGAAAAACTGAAGCGCGAAGCGTCTGGCATTTTCGGTCATCTGGTGGCAGGGTTGCTCGACTGGATGGAACATGGCTTTGCCGAGCCCAGCAAGGTCGTCGAGGCCACGGCGGACTATCGGGACGATAGCGACCCGCTGGCGCGGTTCCTGCGGCTCTGTACGGAAGCTGGTGGTGTCAATGACCATGTCCAGTCATCGAAGCTGCACAGCGTGTTTTGCGCATGGGCGAAGGCCGCCGGCGAAAAGGAGTGGACGCAGGTCGGCTTTTCAAAGGCGATGAAGGCCAAGGGGCATACCAACAAGGCGTCGAACGGGATGCAGTGGCTGGGCCTGAAGCTGGTCCGGACAGTCGGCGATTTCATCGACGGGGAAGGGCGCGTGGTGCTTGACCCAGGGGGATCGTCCGGCGGGTTCGGGAGCGATAACCCCCACGCCCCGGACAATGGGGGCCTCGATGACGATGATATACTTCCATAATGGAAGGGTTGCGGAAGGGTTTGTGGAAGGAATTCCCGGCGGATTTCTGCGCCTTTGGAAGGTTTGGAAGGGTTTCCGCATACCCTTATATATGTGCGCATGCGCATGCGCGGGCGTATGTGCGGGCGCATGCGCCTGCACAGAACATTAAAAATACTTCCAATCCTTCCAACCCTTCCAAATAAATAGATAAGTATCTGAAAGGACTTCGTTTTATGTCTGACAGAAATTTTGAAAGCCTTCCAACACCCTTCCACCACCCTTCCGGGCAGGTTTTGACCGTCTGGACCTTTGACGGGGTACAGGCCGCGCTGGTCGAGGCGTTTGATTTGTGGCGGCGGTCGCCGGGTGGCGGGCGCTGGCCGTTTGCCGGGGACGGGCCATGGCAGTGGGCACGGTCGGTCGAGTGGGGCGACTATGCCGATCCGGATGCCAGCCCGCGCCTGTCGCCGCTGAGCCGCGCCGAGGTGGCCACACGCGACGCGGTGAGCGGTTGGCTGGTCCATGTGCCCGAACGCGACCGAAGGCTGGTGGTGATGGCCGTGGCGCAGCTGGTGCGCGGTGCGGCGCGGGTCAACTGGATGGCGCTGCGCGGGCCGATGGGGGTTGCTTTGGGGGCGGATGGCCTGCGGATGCGGTATGGCCGG